TGTTTTTTACAATATAATAAAGAACAAAGAAAGGACATACTTGGATATAAAACAATGGGGGTTAAAACAATATGACACATTATTGGGAAAAGGAATATCTTACTATGGATGTTCCTCTTAGTAAAAGAGAAAAGGAATTGCTTGATGGATCTGCGATCAAGTCACATGAAGGTATGATGTATGGTCGCATGTATGCAGATTGGAAAGTTCGTAAGGGGTCTGAGGAATGAGTGGAGATTCAAAAGAACAACCGAATATTTTTTATACAAAGGGAGCACCTTTATTACAGGCAGAATGTTTATTGCAAGAAGGTAAAGTAAAATCTCTTTATCGTATGGCTAATGAACCTGATAATGTGTATATACATTTTCACGATAAGGTTACTGCTGGTAATGGTAGAAGAGTAGATTTTCCTGAAGGTAAAGGTAAGGTGTGTTGTCTTATCTCAGCATTGCTTTTTGAAATGTTAGAGAATAGAGGTATAAGAACTCATTATATTGATTGTCCTAGTCTTGATACATTACTTTGTAAGAAGTTAGAGATTGTTCCTGTAGAAGTTATCGTAAGAAACATTACTGCTGGATCAATAGTTAGACAGACTACTTTAGAAGAAGGAACTGTATTAAATCCACCTCTTGTAGAATACTTTCTAAAGGATGATGCAAAGGATGATCCATTACTTACACCAGATCGTGTTGCATTGATGGGTATTGATCCAGAACCTATGAAAGATGCTGCATTAAAAATAAACAATCATTTTCAAATTTTATTTGCCCAGTTGAATATTGATATTGTAGATTTTAAATTGGAGTTTGGTTATGATTCTCACGGCAATTTATGCTTGGGTGATGAACTATCACCTGACAACATGCGACTCTGGAAGAAGGGTACGAAAGAGAGATTTGATAAGGACTTGTTTAGAAAGGAAGAAGGTGATATAGTAGAAGCATACACTTATATTTTAGAGCAATTACGAAAGTTCATATAATGACCAAATTGTGGAGGATTTGGAAGTATGCATTGGGTTCGTTCTCTGATGAGCAGACCAAGAGGTATGATAATATTGTACTCCTTGTTCGATCTGGTATCTTTCTTACTTATCTTATTACTAATTGTTTTATTGTTGCGGGGGTAATTCGTCACTGGAATGACTTATAATATAATAGATGATTTTCTACCTCAAGAAGAGTTTGATCTTCTTGAGGATTATATGATGGGATATTATTTTCCGTGGTATTATTTTGATAGGGAATCATATGAAACAGAAACAGATACTTTTCAGTTTCAGCATCTTTTTTATAGAGGTGGTGAATATCCCTATGATAGTGAACGTTATCATTTAGTTAAACCTATCTTGCGAAAGTTAAATGTTGATGAGAAAAAACTTCATAGAATAAAAGCAATACTAACAACAAAAACTCACACACATAGATTCAGTGGTTATCATATTGATTATAAAGATATGACAACTGTTGCATTTTATCTCAATTCTAACAATGGGTACACAGAGTTCCAAAAGGGTGGTAAGATAGAAAGTGTTGCTAATAGAGCAGCAATTTTTGATTCTAATATGGTACATGGTGGTCACACTGCCACTGACCAAAAAACTAGAGTTCTAATTAATTTTAATTATGAGATTTAAAGCACTTGTTCATGTCAGATTAAGAGGGTCTGTATCAGATGCTGCTGGTAATGCAGTAATGAATAATGTTAAAATGGTTGCCCCTAAACTTCAACCACATTTGTTGAGGATTGGTAAGGCAATTGATTTTTGGTTTGATGCAGAGAGTGAAGAGGTGGCAAGAGAACAAATGGATGTTCTTAGTGATAGAATGCTTGCCAATACTGTGATAGAAGATTGGGAGTATGAATTAGAGGAGACTGAAGAAACTGGTATAGGAAATATATCTAATGACAATGCAGGTACATCCAAGCATCATTTGTTTGGAGAATAATGTATGTAAATTATTCTTTTGGTAAAAATAATATTTCACAGAATAAGGAATTATTTGAATTAGTTTCTAACAATTTAAAAGATATTTCAAGAGGTGGGGCAAGAGTAACTGATTTTAATTTTCATAAAAGGGGATATAGTTTAGTTAAAAATTTAACTAATGCTATTATGAATATAGTTCCATTGGCAGTTTATAATATTACTACACAAAAAGAATCTAATCTACAATCTGTATTAGAAAGAAATAAAAATAATCCACATCCTTTTGGTGGTGGAGAAGATGGATTTGATTTAACTGCATTTAAAATATCGGAATGTTGGGGTGTAGTGTATGATAATAATGATTCATTAATGGAGCATAATCATTTTCCATATGCTTTATCTTTTTGCTATTATGTCAATGTTCCAGATAATTCATCTTCACTTATTATTGAAGGTGAAGAGGTCATAGTTAGTAATGGTACAATAGTTATTTTTCCTGGTTATAAAAACCATTCTGTTTTACCTAATAATTCTAATGGTAGATGTTGTATTGTTGGTAATCTAACTTACATGGGTATAACCGAATAAATAGGTAGGGGATACAACATCCCCTTTTTTAATGCTTTATGGTTAAATAGTAATGTACGCCTTCGGGGTACACAATTCACACTCGCTTAATAAGGAGAACCATGAACGCACTACAACGTTATCACGCTGCAAATCTTCCAGAATTGATGGAGAAGATTTCTAAGAACAGCATAGGATTAGACAATTATTTTGACAATTTCTTTAATTCTGAATTTCCACAATCAAATTATCCTCCATACAACTTAATACAATTAAATAATCATGAATCAACGTTGGAAATCGCTCTTGCAGGTTTCAAAAAAAATGAACTCAAGGTCTTCACGGAGTTTGGAAAATTATATGTCGAAGGCAGTAAAGAAGAATCGGAAGTTGATGGAACGTTTGTCCACAAAGGATTGGCCCAACGTAGTTTTAAACGAGTTTGGACGGTCTCAGACGATACGAAGGTTGGATCCGTCAAGTTTGAGGATGGACTCCTCACCGTACAGTTAAATAAGATTGTACCAGAACATCATGCTCGTAAAGACTACTTAGGAGGTGCGTCATGAAATTAACTAGCCCATTCAGCATTATCCACAATGCTATTAGTGATCTCAAAAGAGTTCCTAAAAGACAAAAACCAAAAGCTGTGGTATAATACCAAAGTTGGTAAGGGCAATCCATAAGTCCCCCCGATAGTACAATGGGGCTGAGTATAAGCAGCATATGTACTCCAACTGCGGTAATCCCCTTTGGTAGGTTCAGGATTAGCGGCTATAGGAACCTACCCCAATATTATATTTGATTATGGCAGAGTTTAACGATTTCGCACCTCTTGATTTTAAGAAAGAAGGTATTGTATTAGATTATAAAACTGCTGGTGTTGATATAGAAGCAGGTAATAATTTTGTAAAAGATCTTAAAAAGAAAGTTCCTAACCTTGGTGGGTTTGGTGGAATGATAAAGGTTCCTTCAGGATACGAGGAACCTATTTTAGTGTCTGGAACTGATGGTGTAGGAACTAAGATTGATATTGCACAAGCTGCCAATGACTATACAACTATAGGAATTGATTTAGTTGCTATGTGTGTGAATGATATAATTACTTGTGGTGCGAAACCATTATACTTCTTAGATTATATTTCTACTCAGAAGTTAGATGATAAGATACCTGATATTATGACAGGTATTATTAAAGGGTGTGAGATAGCAGGTATGGATCTCTTGGGTGGAGAAACTGCTGAACATCCTCAGTATCAGATGAAGATTGACCTTGCTGGATTTTGTACAGGTATAGTAGATAAGAAAAATATTATTGATGGATCTGCTATTAAACCAAGCGATAGAATTATTGGATTAGCAAGTAGTGGTGTTCATAGTAATGGATACAGTATTATCAATTATTTGGCACGTAGACTTAAATTAAATTATTGTAATTATCCTGAGTTACTTACACCAACAACCATCTATGCTCCTGTTGTAGAACGTCTTTTAAATGAGGTGGAAGAGATTTATGGTATGGCACATATAACTGGAGGAGGCATTCCTGAGAACCTTCCTAGATGCCTTCCAGAAGGGGTTAAAGCACACGTTGATTGGAATGCTTGGAGTGTTCCAGAGATCTTCTTAGAGATCCAAAAACAGGGTAATATGGATGAGTTGGAGATGAGAAGAGTAGTCAATCTTGGTATTGGATATTGCGTAATTGTTCCTGCTAATCGTGTTGAGTTGACTATGGATATTATAAGATCGGAAGGAGTTAGTTGTTGGGAAATTGGTGAAGTTTACGAGGATAAGTGCTGATGACATCCACATACGTTTGTACACATACTGGACCCCATGATTCTGGAACATCTATTATAAAGGATGGAAAACTTAGTCATTTTATAGAAGAAAGATTTGGTCATAAAAAACATGCAGCTCCCCCAATTTACTCTTTAAATTATATTAAAGAATGTTCTGATGAAATTGATCATTTATCATTTTCTAATTTATTTTATCAACATACAGATTTTGGACCATACCAAGCATTTTTAACTGAGATATTAAAAATAAAAATACCTCAAGTGAAGGGAAGTATTCATTCAGATCATCATTATTTGCATGCAAAAACTGGATATAGCCATTCTGGATTTGATGATGCTGTAATTTTGGTTATAGATGGTGCAGGTAGTACTTGGTCTTTTGGTAAAGAAAACCTTTCTGTATTTCAAGTAAATGGTGCTGACATTATTCCAATCTATAAAAGTATTGTTGGTAATGGAGAAGATATTATTGCTGATGCACCAAATTTTGTAGATAAGAAAACTAATATAGGAGCAGGGTATGTATATACTGCTGTTACGGAGTGGTTAGGATATGATGGATTAGAACCTGGTAAAACAATGGGTCTTTCTGCATATGGAGAAGATGATGGGAGTATACCAGAATTGATTTCAATTGAGCATCATGGAAATAAGAGTTGTACTTTAGGTGAAGATATGTTCAATAATGCTGATCCTGGACTAGAATATACTAAAGTAGGTAATGTAGGAAAATGTGGTGCAAAATTAAAAGTTAATGGTAAACGAGAAAATGTTGCGTATAGAGTCCAAAAAGATTTTGAGAAGTATTTAATTCATACTTGCAAAAAAGCATTATCTATGACTAAATCTAAAAATTTAGTATTAACTGGTGGATGTGCATTAAATTGTGTTGCTAATTATAAATTGCTTAAAGTATTACCTAATGATATTAATTTATTTGTTGATCCAACCTGTGATGATTCATCTGTTAGTATAGGTGGAGTATATCATGCTTGTCATCAAGATTATCCTAGCACTTCTTTTAAATTGGAAAATTTATACAAAGGAAGACAATTAAATTATCAGTATGAATTATTGGATGATGAGGATGAGTATGATGCAACTTCAAAGGATATTGCTAAATTAATATCCAATGAAAATATAGTTGCTATAGCTCAGGGAAGAAGTGAGATTGGTCCTAGAGCACTTGGAAACAGATCTATTCTATTTGATCCTAGAGTTGAGGATGGTAAGAATATAGTGAATAGAGTGAAGAAGAGAGAATACTTTAGACCTTTTGCTGGAACAGTTCTTTTGGAACATGCTAGAGAATGGTTTGATATGGATAGGTTGGAAGAGAGTCCATTTATGTCATATGCTATTGATGTATTGCCTGATAAAAGACATCTAATACCATCAATAGTTCATGTAGATGGAACATGTAGAATACAAACAGTTACTAGAGAGCAGAATAAACATTACTATGATTTGATTTCTGAGTTCTATAAATTAACTGGAGTTCCTATTCTTTTCAATACTTCATTTAATCTGGCTGGTGATACTATGGTAGATACTATTCAAGATGGTCTTAAGACTTTACGAGATAGTGAATTGAAATATATGTATCTACCAGAAACTAGTTCATTAATACACGTTCCCAATAAATAACAATTATGCCTGAACAACAAACTATTAAATTCACTATAAGCCAAGATGGCATCGTTTCTGAGGAAGTTATTGGTGTTATTGGTAATGAATGTGAAAATATAACTAAATCTATAGAAGAAAAACTTGGTAATGTTACTTACGTGGAAACGAAACCAGAATACTATCAACAAGAAGATGTCACACTTCAGCACAATCAAAACGAAAATCAAGAACAAACCTAAACTTATTGAAGCACTTCAATTACTCCAGTATGTTGTTCAAGAGGATCAAGAATTAGTTAATCCTATTGATCATCAACATGAAAAAGTAAAGGTGGATGTTTCTATAGGAAATGATATTGGATTTCGTTTAAACAAAGATGGTGTATATGAATTAGTAGCAGATATACAAACTTGGAAAGATCCAGTTCCACCCAGAAGGTTTGTTGAAAAGGTTACTCAACAATATGCAAAGGCTACGATATTGGATACGATTCAGCAAGAGGGATTTACAATTGCGGAAGAATCGACTACAATAGATAACGAGATTACAATTACTGCAACTAGATGGCAATAAAATTAACCCTCCTAAAATCAGGAGAGCTTCTCATATCAGATGCAAAGGAATTGGTTCAAGAAGATGGGCAATTAGAACCTTATGCATATCTTTTAAATCGTCCTCATGTAGTTATAACATCACATAGGCAAGAGGATACTGAACAAATAGATGTTATTTTTAGACCTTGGATTGTTATTTCTAAGGACAGTAATGTTGTAGTTCCTACTGATTGGGTTGTAACTATTGTTGAACCTCTTGATAGTATTAGAGAAATGTATGTTGAAAAACAAAAAACATTTCCAAAAGAAGAAACTTTAGATTTTAAGGAGAATAAAAAAGATGGCGATTAAATGTCTATTACTCGATGCGAATAATACTTTGATTACTGAAGTCGAAGAAATAATGGGGGAACCAGGTGAACCTGATTGCAAGTTGATCAATCCTTATTTGTTCAATTCTGTAGATAATATGAAACCTTGGTTAGAAGCTTCCAATCAGACCGAATTTATGCTAAGATCTGATAACATTCTTACTATTGCCGAACCCACTCAAGAGGTAATTGATAGGTATACTGAACTCACTAATGAAAAAAGCGAAGGTTGATTTATTTTCTACTCCAATTCATTTATTTAAATATGAAAATAATTCTATTTTAGATGAATGTAAAAATGAATTATTAAAAATGGATATTGGTTGTACTAAAGATAATTTACATCTTTATCAACCTTTTTCTAAACTTTCTACTTTATTATTAGAATCTGTTTCTGAAGTATTTGATCATTACAAGTTAATAAGGGATAGTGAATATATTACATGTATGTGGGCAAATATTTCACCTTCTTACAATAAGCATCCAATACACCTTCACGCAAATTCTTTTTGGAGTGGTGTGTTATACTTAAGTTGTCCTAAACCAGATACTGGTTCTATTGTGTTTAAAGATCCTAGACAAGCATTACTAACTCAGTATTTTGAGTATGAAGAATCAAATCAATTCTCTATGAGATCTGCTCAAATGGAACCTGAAGAAAATAAATTATTATTATTTCCTAGTTGGTTAGAACATGGAACACTTGCTGGAGATTTTTCTGATTCTGATGATCAAAGAAGAATATCACTTTCTTTTAATGTAATGCCAAGATGTGATATAAAAAATTATTCCAATCAATATAATTACCAGTAAGTTGCGATGAGATTTTATACAAACGTTCAGATGGTTGGAGACAACTTCTTGGTTCGTGGTTACGAAGATGGAAAACACTTCGCAACTCGTGAGAAGTTTTATCCAACTCTTTTTGTTGACTCAAAAAAGAAAACAAAATATAAAACTTTAACTGGTGATCCTGTAGAAGCAATTGAACCAGGCACAGTTAGGGAAACTAGAGAGTTTATTAAAAGATATAATGAAGTTGATAATTTTAACATATATGGTAATGAGAGATTTATTTACCAGTATATTTCTGATAAGTATCCTGAAGAAGAGTTAAAGTTTGATATTCAGAAGATTAAATTAGTTACAGTTGATATTGAGGTTAAATCTGAGAATGGATTCCCTGATGTAGAATCTGCTGCAGAAGAAATACTTCTTATATCAATACAGGATTACAATACAAAGCAGATTATAACTTGGGGTTTAGGACCTTTTAAGAATAATCAAGAGAATGTTTTATACAAATCATTCAGAACTGAGTATGAACTTTTAAATGATTTTATTAACTGGTGGATGATTGAGTCCAATACACCAGAAGTTATTACTGGATGGAATAGTAAACTTTATGATATTCCATATCTTTGTCGTAGGATTGATAGAATACTTGGCGAGAAACTTAAAAAGAGAATGTCTCCTTGGGGTCTTGTAACCGAGGAAGAAACTGTTATTATGGGTCGTACACATATTTCATATGATATTGGTGGTGTATCTCAGTTAGATTATCTTGATCTTTATAAGAAGTTTACTTATAAAGCACAGGAATCATATCGTTTGGATTATATTGCTAGTGTAGAACTTGGGCAAAAGAAACTTGATCACTCTGAGTTTGATACCTTCAAGGACTTCTATACTAATGGGTGGCAAAAGTTTGTAGAGTATAATATAATTGACGTAGAACTTGTTGACCGTTTGGAAAGCAAGATGAAGTTGATTGAACTCGCCCTTACTATGGCATATGAAGCCAAGGTAAATTATGAGGATGTGTTCTATCAAGTTAGAATGTGGGATACAATAATCTATAACTATTTGAAGAGAAGGAATATTGTTATTCCTCCTAAGAATAGATCTGATAAAAACGACAAATACGCAGGTGCTTATGTCAAGGAACCGAAACCAGGAAAGTATGATTGGGTGGTCAGTTTTGATCTCAATAGTCTGTATCCTCACCTTATTATGCAATATAACATTTCCCCAGAGACCATCAGGGAAACTCGACATCCCAGTACGAGCGTTGAAAGGATCTTAAACAAGGAGTGTGAATTTGATGGAGATTATGCAGTTTGTGCGAATGGAGCTCAATATAGGAAAGATGTGCGAGGCTTCCTTCCTGAACTTATGGACAAGATGTACGGGGACCGTGTTGTTTTCAAGAAAAAGATGCTTGAGGCAAAACAGCAGTATGAGAAGACACCCACGGAAGCATTGGAGAAGGAGATTGCTAGGTGTAACAATATCCAGATGGCGAAGAAGATATCTCTTAACTCTGCTTATGGTGCTATCGGCAACCAGTACTTTAGGTATTACAAACTTGCTAATGCAGAAGCCATTACTTTGTCTGGCCAAGTATCCATACGTTGGATAGAGAATAAAATGAATCAAAAGATCAATAAGATCTTAAAAACTGAGGATGTTGACTATGTTATTGCTTCTGATACCGATTCCATTTATCTTAATTTGGGTCCTTTGGTTGAGACTGTATACAAGGGCAGAGAGAAAACTAATGAAGGCGTTGTCACGTTCCTTAATAAGGTCTGTGAAATGGAATTTGAGCCTTTTATTGAAAGTTCTTACCAAGAATTGGCATCCTATGTAAATGCATATGATCAGAAGATGGTTATGGCACGAGAGAATATTGCTGATAGAGGTATATGGACTGCCAAGAAAAGATATATTCTAAACGTATGGGATAGTGAAGGAGTTAGGTATGAAGAACCTAAGTTAAAGATGATGGGTATTGAGGCAGTTAAATCTTCTACACCTGCACCTTGTCGTAAGATGATTAAGGATGGTTTGAAGATCATGATGAATGGGACAGAAGATGAGGTAATTAAGTTTATTGAGGATTCAAGAAAGAAATTTAAGACACTACCACCAGAAGAAATTGCCTTTCCAAGGTCAGCAACTAACGTAGAAAAGTATAAGGGATATTCTACAATATATGCCAAAGGAACTCCTATACATATACGTGGTGCCTTATTGTATAACCATTATGTTAGTAAGCATAAGTTAGATAATAAGTACTCTCTCATTCAAAATGGTGAGAAGATTAAATTCTGCTACCTGAAGAAACCGAATATTATTCATGAGAATATTATTTCTTTTATTCAGGATTTTCCGCATGAGATTGGTCTTAACCAGTATATCGATTACGATTTACAATTTGATAAGTCTTTTGTAGAA